ATGGAAAAAGATTATTTAAAAACAAGATTTGAACCAGAAGAATTTGAAAAATTAAAAAAGAAACTTGTCAGATATGAGTGTGCTTTAGATGTTGTCAGAACTCAACTTTCTAATCTAAATACCTATTATAATAATTTTGAGGCAATCAACCCAATTGAGCATATCAAACATCGTTTAAAATCACCGGAAAGTATTGCAGGAAAGCTGAAAAAGAAAGATTTGCCTGTGACCGCCGATGCTGCTGATGAACATTTATCAGATATTGCAGGAATTCGTATTATTTGTTCTTATGCTAAAAATATCTATGAGATTGTTGAAATTATCAAAAGCCAAGAAGCTTTTACAGTTGTTAGCGAAAAAGATTATTTAAGAAACGTTAAAAAAACAGGTTATCGTAGTTATCATATGATTGTCGAAGTTAATTTAGGACATCTATTTAGTGAACAAACCTGTCGAGTTGAAATTCAGTTACGAACTTCGGCAATGGATTTTTGGGCAACGTTGGAACATAAAGTTCGTTATAAATATGATGGACAAATTCCTGAGCAACTCAGTGGTGAACTACAAAATTGTGCAGAGCAAATTCATGCGCTTGATGAGAGAATGTATCTTATTCATAAAGTTGTGGACATGATTAATCAGTCTGAAGTTGATATTGAACAAATTGGTTACTGATAAAACTAAAAATAAGAACTTGTCAAAGGATGGATAATCTGTTATACTTATTGAGTATGTTTTTGCATACTAATAAAACTGTTCATCCGCTGAGCTTAATTTGCTAGATGCTGCTTAATGATGGGCAAGAGGAGAAAAAAATGAACCTTATCGAATCTATCAACGCTGCGCAACTCCGCACTGATATTCCTGACTTCCGTCCTGGTGACACTGTACGTGTTCACGCAAAAGTTGTCGAAGGAACTCGCGAACGTATCCAAATGTTCGAAGGCGTTGTTATCGCTCGTAAAAACTCAGGAATTAACGAAACTTACACTGTTCGTAAAATCTCAAACGGTGTTGGTGTAGAACGTATCTTCCCAGTTCACACTCCACGTGTTGAACAAATCGAAGTTATCCGTCACGGTAAAGTACGTCGTGCGAAACTTTACTACCTCCGTGCACTCACAGGTAAAAAAGCTCGTATCGCTGAACGTCGTCGTTAAGATACACCAGTTTAACCGCTCTATTGAGCGGTTTTTTTATTTTTATTAATCTATTTAATATTAACTATTAAAGTATGGATTCTAAAAAGCAGGCAAAAAGCAGGCAACTAAAAACTTACTAGAGAAATTCTAGTAAGTTTCTTGTTTTTTCTTTCATTTTTTCTGTTATATGCAAATATATTTTCTCTGTTATTTTAGAACTAGAGTGTCCTACTCGTCTCTGGATTACATATAATGGAACTTCAAGTTCAGCTAGTTTAGAAATGTGAGTATGTCGAAAAATATGAGTAGAAATTCTTTTATCTTTAGGCATGCCCATTTTTTCTTTGTTATTTCTCAAAAAGGAATTAATAGCAGTTGGTTGAAGTGGGGTTCCATTCTTAGTTGTAAAAATGAAATCTGAGTTTGCGGATAGAGTGCAAGCTTCTTCATAAATTTCAATCGCGCGTGAATTTATATCTACCTCACGAGTACCAGCTTTAGTTTTGGTCTCTCTTGTTTTACCTTGGTCACTGATTTTATTTCCATGATAATCAAGATTACCATCCACAATACAATAGCTTCTGTTATCAGATAAGATGACGTCACTTTTTAGCATTCCTGCACCTTCTGCAAAGCGCAAGCCATTTAGATATAACCATTGACAAAGTAGGTAGTAACGATAATTTTTAAGTTTTAAAAACTCCATCACTTGTTCCAACTCATTTTGTTCAAGGAAAAAGTCAGCAATTTTTCCTTCATGTTTTGGCTTATATTTTATCTTTAGTTTTTCTGCAGGATTATTATTTAAATATCCATGTTCAATGGCAAATTCAAACATTTTATTTAATCGAGTTTTTAATCTATTACAATAATCTTCTGATCTATCTTGAGCGCCAAACATAAGATTTTCCATCATCTTATTTAGAAAAACAGTTGTAATTTTGTTAACTAATGCATCTTTACCAATCTCGTTTATAAGAACTTTATGTTGTGCCAGCATGTTATCACGAGAACTATTTCTCATTTGCTTTTTAAAGATTCTTTCACACTCGTCCATAAGTTTTCCGAATGTGATAGAAGTAATATTTTTATCAGGATTGTGCTGTTTTTTTGAAATTTTAGATAACAAGACTTTTTGAGCGTTACTTCTAGTAACTCGATTATCTTTATCTAAAGTTACCGATACTTCACGCCTTTTATTGGTTAAGGTATCGACATATTGCTCACAGAATTTATATTTCCCATTGGGTAGAGCAACAACATACATTTTTAATTCCTCATTTCATCATAAATTGATATAATGATATAGTAAGATGTAACGTTTGCCCGTTGCTTTTACTATAGTTTATAAATAAACCGTCCAGCCGTTTGATAGACTTTAGGACGGTTTTTTTGTTAATTATTCTATTATTCCTTTAGAGAATGCCTTTTTCCTTGCGCCTTAGCTTCTGATTCATGCATCTGAACTATATTATTCATGTTAGTATTACCAGGCATACTTGAAGTTCCATACCAATATACATCCGAACTTCCATTTCCAGTAACAAAGACTATAGGATCGTTTGCCTGAGCTTGAGCAGCAGCCTCGGCTTGTCTTGCGGCTTCGGCCTGTTTAGCAGCTTCGGCTTGTCTTGCAGCTTCGGCCTGTTTAGCAGCCTCGGCTTGTCTTGCGGCTTCGGCCTGTTTAGCAGCTTCAGCCTGTTTAGCAGCTTCAGCTTGTCTTGCAGCTTCAGCCTGTTTAGCAGCTTCAGCCTGTTTAGCAGCTTCGGCCTGTTTAGCAACTTCAGCTTTTTTAGTAGCTTCAACTTTTTTAGCAGCTTCAGCTTTTTTAGCAGCTTCAGCTTTTTTAGCAGCTTCGGTTTTTTTAGCAGCTTCGGCTTTTTTAGTAGCTTCGGCTTTTTTAGCAGCTTTAGATTTTTTAGTAGCCTCGGCTTTTTTAGCAGCTTCGGCTTTTTTAGCAGTTTCAGCTTCTTTGTTAGCTTTATCTTTAGCCTTTTTTTCCACATCTTTATTTTTACTCGAAGATGAAGATGTTGTTTGCTCTATTCTTGTATTGCTATCTCCTGTAAAAGCTCCAACATAACCAGCAACTCCAGCTGATCCAAAAAAGAGTAAAGGAACGATAGCAAATAACCACAATAAATTTTTAGATTTTTTGAAATTAATTATCGATCGGTATATTCCATAAACACAAACAAAAGGGAGGAACAGCAAAATGGCAAAAATCCAAAGTGCATAATACCACCATTTTTTCTTTTTCATAAATTTTCTCCTATCTAGCTTTTAACGAGTATCAAGACATTGCTCGTTTTATTTTCATTTAACCAATTCCAAATAGTTCTTGAAATTCTTTTTCTGCCATATTATAAAAATTATGACTTAAATGATAGCGATCTAAAAATTCGTAAATACTAACAGTTTCAATTACATCAAAATAACTAATATAATCAACAATATAATCATGCATTTCTTGTTTGTTGATACTTACTTTTAGTTCATCTTCGAATATTTCAGTAATTGCTTCATGCATTTCAATATATTCATTTCTGATTAAAGATTCGGCTAATTCAAAAGGTGATTCAGTTGTATCTACAAATATATTAAAGTATTCGTAACTTCCGCCGTTTGCTTCAAATATTTCCCAAAGAAGAAGAATTGCTTCATTATTTGCCCTAGTTTCCTGTGGATTTATCGCATCAAAGTATTCTCCACGATGAATATCATTATTAAGAATATGGATTAGTTCATGAGCAAGTCCAAACGGAGTGGCTATCTCAGAATTATAAATCATAATCTTATCATCAACATTTACAGCTGCGGGTAAAGGAAAAGATTTAGTATTAAATGTTTCAATTCCACTTTTTTCAATCTCTTTAAGGAGGTAGTCTAAAAGCTCCTGTCTGCTCATAGAATCCTCCTTATTTATCTTTGTTTTCCAAACGTTTACCAAGTACGCGTTTCATTTCTTCCTTGGCTTCATCTGTAAGAGGTTTTCCCTCAAAAGATACCCATTTATCCCAATCAATTTTACTATCATCAACTAATTCAGCAAGATCAACGGTCTGTTGATTTTTTTTATTTTCTAAACTGATAACTTTTGCAGTTTCTTTTTCTTGCTCTTTTAATTGAGAATTAGCAGTATCAAGGACTACTTTTTGGCGAGAACTTTCAAGCTTTTTCATTGCATTTAAAGTCTCTTCAATAAGAGGGGTATTATCAGAATTAGTTTTAGATTCAACCATAGGTACATCAAATCCCATTAACCATGCTTCACTCACACCTAAAGTTTGAGCTAGTAGGTAAATTCTATTCTGGTCTGGTGATTGAATACCATTCACATATTGGGATAATGTGCTTTTACTTAATTTAATATTGAATTTGTTTTGGTAAGGAAGAGAAAGGTTAAGAATATCAACTTGTTTTAAATTCCTTGTAGACATTATTTGTCGTAATCTGGTACTCGTATCAGTTTTCATTTAATTCCCTTTTTCTATTTTATATAAAACGATTATAACCTAACTTGAACAAAAGTTCAATAAAAAGATTCATTTTACATGAACTTTTTTGTTGACAAAGATAAATTAAGGTGTTAAACTGTTAAATGTAAAGTTCATGAAACGTGAACAAAAATGAAAGGAGTTTCTATGAGCTATGATTATTCGTCTTTGCTTGGAAAAATTACAGAGAAATGTGGGACACAATATAATTTTTCAATAGCAATGGGACTTTCAGAAAGAAGTATTTCTCTCAAATTGAATGATAAAGTGAGTTGGAAAGATGATGAGATATTAAAAGCAATTCATGTTTTGGATATAGACCCTAAAGATATTTCTAAATATTTTTTTAATGCAAAAGTTCATGATAAATAAACTTTTTTGCGGAAATTATTAACAGAAAGGAGTTCATGAAAGTGAACGAATTAATTAAGATCACTAAAAATAAAAATAATGAGCAAGTAGTGAGTGCGAGAGAACTACATAAAATTCTTGGGGTTAAAACAAGGTTTGCTGAATGGTGGATTCAAAATTCAAGACTTCTTATTGAACATGAAGATTTCGAGGGGGTAGTTACGACTGCACCCTATAATCCAAAATTTCCAGATAAAGTTCAGCAGCTTCAAGATTATGCTGTTACGGCTGATAATGCAAAACATTTAGCAATGCAAAGTCAAACGAAAAAAAGTCGAGAAATTCGCGACTATTTTATAGCATGTGAAAAAGAACTTAAATTACAGCAACTACCGATGACACTTGACCAACAAATTGCCGCGATTGCAACGGGTTATGGAAGTGTTAAACAAGAACTCGTTGAAGTCCAAGACAAGGTTACTGACCTGACAGAACGATTTGGACTTCCAGCAACTAATGCTGCAATTCTCAATAATACACGGAATATACACATTATTCGTTTTTTAGGAGGAAAAGATTCTAAAGCATACCATGAATTGGGAAGAAAAGTATTTTCAGAGTTTGGTAGAGATTTTAAAGATAACTTTGGAGTTCCACGATATGATGCGATTCCGTTAAGTCAATACGATGAAGCAATTGCTTATACAAAATCTTGGCAACCATCTTATAACACAATGATTTCTATTAGAGATACAAATATGCAAATGGAATTTGATTAATGTTTTAGAAAGGGGTAGAGCATGGACAGTATCTACTTAATTGTAAACAAACAAACTGGAGAAATAAAAGAGCGCGTGATTAGTTTAAAAAAAGCTTTTGAACTAGCAAATGGAAATTTAATAATCTGGGAGGTTTAATATGGCTTTAAATTTAGATGAAAAAGACCCAGAAGGAAATAAAATCTGGGTCAGTAAACAAAAATTTATCAAAGAATTTAAAATGAGCGAATCAACGTACCATAGAAGAATTAATAATGATATGCGTAAAGATTCCCGCTTTATGAATGGCTATGCGGCAGTAACATCAAAAGAAATTTATATAAACAAAACCATTTATAAAGAGTGGCTAAATGCTAAGGCGATGGAAAACATGCCATTTATAGATTTTTAAAAATAAAAAGTCTCATACGAAATGAGACTAGTAGAAACTTTTGGACAGTATCTACTTCGATTATAACAACGATTGGAGAAAAAATCAATGACTGATGTAAATGCAGCAACTGTAAGACCCCAGTATTTTTTAGAACAAGTAAGACGCTTCGGCGCACAATGGGCTTCTGAACGATACAAAGTTTTAGACCCAAAAACACTTAGAGAATTAAGTTTCAAAGAAAAGTTAATTTTTGCAGGAGCAATCCTATGATTAAAAAGTGGAGCAAGCGAAATATTCCTTTTACTGTAGTACATTCTGCTGCGGAAGTGAAAAGAAAACTAATTAAAGAATTTGAGAATACTACAAATATACATTTTCCCAGTTCGGTAAGAAATATTCTATTAACTATGAATCACAAACAATTAGGGAAAGAGCTTGCGAATATGAGTAGAACAATAAATCTAGAGGAAAAACAAAATGATAAATAACGTTGTACTAGTGGGACGTATTACACGAGATCCAGAATTAAGATATACACCACAACAAAATCAGGCAGTTGCAACTTTCAGTTTGGCTGTTAATCGCCAATTTAAGAACGCAAACGGAGAACGTGAAGCAGACTTTATAAATTGTGTTATCTGGCGTCAGCAAGCCGAAAATGTGGCGAATTGGGCTAAAAAAGGAACTTTGATTGGAGTAACTGGTAGAATCCAAACACGAAACTATGAAAATCAGCAAGGACAACGAGTTTATATCACAGAAGTAGTTGCTGACAGTTTCCAAATGCTGGAAAGTAAAGGTGGAGCAAAACAAAATGATGATTCGCTCAATAAAACAGAACCAAATTTTGCGCGTGACCATTCCAATGATATTCCAGGCACAGAAATTAGTGATGATGATTTGCCATTTTAGGAGGTTTTAAATGTCAGACAATCAAAAATATTACTACATGAGGTTAAAAGAAGACTTCTTTGATAGTGACGATATGATTCTTTTAGAAAGTAAAGACGGGGATGACGGTTATAAATATAGCAATATCTTATTAAAACTTTACTGTAGAAGCTTAAAGTATAGTGGACGATTAATGTATAACGACCGTATTCCATTTGATCCAAACATGATTGCAATTTTGACTAGACACTCAGTTGCTATTGTTGAAAAAGCTCTCTACTACTTTAAAGAAATGGGATTGATTGAAGTATTGGAAACTGGGGCAATTTATATCTCTGATATTCAATTGTATATTGGGAAATCATCTACTGAAGCTGATAGAATCAAGGCTTACCGAAAACAGATTGAACAAGAAAAAAGTACGAAAGTACAACAATTGAACGATACGAATGTACAAATGTACAACAAAAGTACACCAGAACTAGAACTAGAAACAGAACTAGAAAAAGAGATAGAAACAGAAACAGAAACAGATGTAAGTGTCTTGTTTGAAAATTATTTAAAAATCTTTTCTGAATATACCAAAGGTGTAAAAGCTCAGCCACGAGGAAGAGCAAAACAAGTTTTTCTTCAGCTTGCTCCAGAACAACGACAATTTGCGTTAATTGGGGCAAAGAATTATATAGTCTGGTATGACAAAACAGACCAGAACCCATATTACAGTAAAAATGCTTTTGCTTTCCTAGATGATATGGTGTTTATGGAATATCAAGAAGTACCAGAGGTTTCAAAAGTAGGAGATAAAAAAGTATCAAAAGCTCCTGAATGGTCAAATCCAACTTATGAAAATAAAACAACAGAGGAAGATTTGGCTAAATTAGAAGAAATTCGACAAGAGGCACTAAATAAGTTAGGACCACAAGAAAATGAATAAAGAAATCAAGCTAGAGTTACTTCAATTTTTGAATGTGGCACTTAATCATACTCGATTTATTGCAGTCACGCGCCAAGTTGATGAATTACAGAATAAAACCTTGTCATCATTTCTTGGCCAAGAATTTGAAGTAGTTGCTTTTGAAGATAATAAATATTTTCAATTCCAAAATAAGCAATGGGTGCCAGTAACCGAAGATAAAGCAGACCGAGTTTTGGTCAGAATAAATGCTGCTGGATTCTTTGAAGATTATAAACCAATTCAATTTGGTTCAGATTTCCCAGATACACAAGCAGCATTGGAGTTTTGGGAACAAATCAATCGTAGATGGGTAAAATTCTCTAAAGATATGCTTGTTTTAGGAATTGAATTTATTGGAGAGAAAAAATGAACGAAGAAGTTTTTAATCGTACCAAACGAATGTTTTTTAAAAGAATTGCAGATAATTTTTGGTATGACGGTCAGTGGAAGTTTTATCATACGCTTAAAAAAACACAAAAATATTCGCGAGACGATATGAAGAAAATAACTCAATCCTTAAGAGGTTGTGTGACTCGTGACACTTTACCAACAGCAATTATGTCAAGGAAACTTAAAGATTACTTCAATGAGAAAGAACTCGCTGATATTGCTGAAGCTAGAATTGAGCAAGAAATTAGATTAAGGAAAGAAAAACAGCAGCATATGAAGATTTTGGGAACAGTTCGAAGCGGTAAGCGTAAAAGACAAACTAGCCTTGTGATTGATCCAACAGAAATTTTTACGCTATCTAATGGGAATGCGGCGGAGTTTATTTCAAAAACAGATGGTGGAAACTTTATTTTTAAGGAAATTAGAAATTATACTACTCACTTACTGACAGAACAAGAAGCAAAAATAGTTGTGGAAGGAAAATAAAAGATGAAAATGTTTGAATGTGACTTTTGTGATTCTCAAGTACTTGGGAAAGAGCATTGGAAAATTGAGGGAGAAAAACTTAAATTTTGTTCTCGTAGATGTGCGGAAAACAGGGCCAAGATGACTGGTAAAAAATGGAAGCTGGTACATATCAGATGATGGCTGGTAACAGGATGTCTTCAAAAGAAGTGAGATACTGGAACTCACTTGACAGTGCGCAGTTTCATGTAAAGTCCTGTTTATGCGATAAGTGCAAGCTTGACCGAATTAGAAAAAGACAAGTGGCGCGTGGCATTAAACCAATGACAAAGGAGCAAGAGAGTGCCAAACGTGAACTTATTTTAAAGCAGATTGCTGAAATGGAGAACTAATGAGGACTATAGCAAATTATAGAAATTTTGATATTAAAAAAAGCAGAACAGGTAAGATATTTGCTTATTCTGACAAAGATTTATCTGAATATGAAGAAATTAAATTTACTCGAAGCTTTGAAACAGTTTCTGAGGCTAAAGATGCTATTGATGGCTACTGGAGGAAGAAATGACTAAGACATTTGAAGAAGAAGCAATTAAAGAAGCTAAAAAATGTAGGGTTGTAATGAATGCGTATGATGGCGAATCTAACCCGCCTAAAGCTGGTTTAAATTTAAAATTAGGATGGGCAACTCACAACTTTCCATGGCTAGAATTTGCTAAGAACTGGCACTCAGACGAAGAGTTTCAGGAGCTACTTAATAAATATTGTAATCTCAATGATAACTATGAAAAAGAAGTAGTCAGAAGTTCTAAACTAGAATCACAAATTAATGAATTAAAATCACAACTCCAACAGCAAGCCCTGCCAGTCGTGCCTGAATTTGTAGATAGGTTTTTAAAAAGTAAACCAATTTTTAATATTGTTAAATATCCAATTCCAATAGAAATTATATCTTGGGCTAATAAACAAACAGGATATATGGATTTAGAGATAAATATTACATATTTGATTAAATTAAAAACCAACGGCTATCAAGTCGAAAAACCGCAGCTGTTCTATTTGAAGAATAAGCTGACAGGCGATTGTTTGGCAATATGTTTAGCAAGAGCTAGTAGCGGTTTGTATGTTGAAGTTACTGAAAAATGGCTTACCAGAAAAGAACAAACTTCGTACAAATTATATTTCACCCAGCAAGAAATCGGCAGCATGGAAACTGGGAGCTATGAACAGATTGAGGTGGCGGAATGACATACCAAATTAAAACAATCTTCCCAAAAGAAGAAACTGCTGAAAATAACAAATTAACTGAACGCACTATCAATGAATTTATTGTTGATATGGACAGTTATGAAGTTAAAAAATACTATAATTCACTTCTTGTACGAGGATACTCAGTCGGAGTTAAATTTACTCCGCCAGAATTAAGTGAAGAAGGAAAAGAACAAGATCCATTTGCTATTGCTGAGCGTTTAGAACTAGCGGGCATTCCTTACAAAGCGACTTTGAAATTAAAAGCAAAAGGCGATTACGAATCAATAGTTAAGATTGCAAAGCTTATTGAGCAGCAAGATTATGATTATGATATTTCAGCTAAACTGATGATTCGAGAAAATTCATCTGTTGATTTTGAAAGATTGGACTCTTGGTTTGATAAAGATTACACCAAATATACGATTCTACCAAAAGCAGCTAGCCAAGATATTATGGATTTGAGATCGCTCTATGATGCACTTGTTGATGAACATCAAAAAGTCGCAATAAATATCAAAGCAAAAGTTAAAAAAGATGATGATGACGTATTTGCCACTCAATTAGTTTCTTATCCAGATAATACTTTAATTGAATTTAAACTAAGTGATGCTGACATTTACGGAGAATAGTAATGGAGGAAACAAAATTACACGACAAGAGGAGGAGTGAATGAAATTCTTGGATTTATTTGCCGGCATTGGTGGTTTTCGCCTAGGACTTGAGCAAGCCGGACATGAATGTGTAGGCTTTTGTGAAATCGATAAGTTTGCCCGGCAAAGTTACAAAGCTATTCACAACACAGAAGGAGAACGAGAATATCATGACATTACAACAGTTAGCAATGAAGAGTGGCGAACCTTACGCGGAACAGTTGAGCTTATTTGCGGAGGATTCCCTTGCCAAGCTTTCTCCATCGCAGGTAAAAGAAAAGGATTCCTTGATGAAACTCGTGGAACGTTATTCTTCGAGATTGCCAGAGCGGCTGAACAAATCAAACCACGGACTTTATTCCTTGAAAACGTTAGAGGGCTTTTATCTCACGATAAAGGGCGAACTTTCAGAACTATCATATCCACCCTTGATGAATTGGGGTACGATGCAGAATGGCAGATACTTAACAGCAAAAATTTCGGAGTTCCACAAAACCGAGAACGTGTGTTCATTATCGGGCATCTTAGAGGAGAACGTGGACGAGAAATATTTCCTATCAGCAGAGAAAACTCAGGGGCTATTAAACGTATAGTCAACGAAAGGGAAACGCATGGTCATTCAACTTATGATGTATTTGGTACTGATGGAATATCTCCAACACTGAAAACTATGCAAGGTGGGAACTTACAGCCAAAAATATTAGTAAATGTAAATCCAAGTGGTAATGGAATTAATGGAAATGTTTATGATAGCGGAAGATTAGCGCCTACCTTGACAACTAATAAAGGCGAAGGCCCAAAAATCGCTATTCCAGTTTTAACTCCTGACAGAGCAGAAAAAAGACAAAACGGGAGAAGATTTAAAGAAGATGGCGATCCAATGTTCACTTTAACTGCTCAAGATAGACATGGTGTAGCAGTTAAGGAAGCTACAAAAAAAGGCTTTGCAATTGCTAATCTAGGAGATAGTATCAATCTTTCAAATCCTAATAGTAAAACGAGACGTGGCAGAGTTGGAAAAAAAGTTGCTCAAACCTTAGATACCTCTTGTAATCAAGCAGTTATTGTTCAGAAGCCAAGAGGATTTAACAAAGGCGGAGAGCATGAAGTTGCACCGACATTATCATCTAATTCTTGGCATGAAAATAATTTGCTGAAATCAGGTATAAGAATTAGAAAGTTGACACCTCGTGAATGCTGGCGACTGCAAGGTTTTCCAGATTGGGCTTTTGACAAGGCGCAAGAAGTAAATTCAAATAGTCAATTATATAAGCAAGCTGGGAACAGCGTGACAGTCCCAGTTATTTACGAGATAGCTAGGAGATTTGAATGACCGACAAACTAATATCGCTGGTCATCAAAGTGTGTGACTGGTGGGGAGGATTAAATGAAACGGATATTAAATTATCCAGGAAGTAAATGGGGTTCTGCAGAGTTCATTATTGACTTAATGCCAACTCACAAATCCTATCTTGAATTATTTGCAGGAAGTTTGGCAGTATTTTTTAACAAACCAAAAGATGTGCTAGAAACTGTGAACGATATTGACGGAAGGTTGGTTAACCTTTGGAAAGTCATGAGAGATAGGTCAGAAGAATTAAAAAGAGCCGTACACATGACTTTGTACAGCAGAGAAGAATATAACCTATCAAAAGAAGTATCAGAGGATAGTTTAGAAGATGCAAGAAGAATGCTAGTCCGTTGTTGGTTTGCGGTAGGTGGTAAGACAAATACAGATGTAGGATTTAAGCGTAATATCAGTTGGAATGGTCCATATAATACTTACGAATGGTCAGACATGCCAGAACGAATTCAACAAGCTGCTGAACGTTTGAAACAAGCACAAATTGAACGCAAAGATGCCATTGTTTTATTAAAAGAAATGAATGATAAAGATACTTTGATTTATGCTGATCCGCCTTACTTGAATGAAAAAAGGAAATCAAAGCATTATTCTAATGAGATGAGCAATGAACTACACCTTGAATTATTGCAGGCTCTAAAAAAGCATAAAGGCCCAGTAATCTTATCTGGGTATGAATCAGATTTATATAACAAAGAACTTTCTGATTGGTGGAAAATGACTTTTGAGCAAACAGTAGGAATTACAACCAAGAAGAAAAGAGTTGCTACAGAAGTTTTATGGTTTAATTTTGAACCTTCTGGGCAAATGGATTTATTTGAGGAGGATATAAGTTGAAGCTGATTATAAGAAAGGAGGTGGTGCCAATACAACGCTGCAAATTAAAAAAAGTGATTGTAGACACTTGATTATCAATCACTGAGCCTAGAAAGAAAAGGGGTTATTAATATGATTGAACTTAATAAAATTTACAACGAAGAGTGCTTAAACGGAATGAAACGTATTCCTGACAGATCAGTTGATGCAGTAATTTGTGATTTGCCTTATGGTACAACAGATTTGGAATGGGATAATGTTATTCCATTAGATAAACTGTGGAAGGAGTACAAGCGAATACTTAGGCCCAATGGCTGGGCTTTACTTACAGCAAGTAATCCGTTTAGTGCTTTGTTGATCATGTCTAATAAAAAGAATTTTTCTCATCAATGGATTTGGGATAAGAAAAATACAGGTAATCCTTTACTGGCCAAAAACAACCTTTGAAAAATTTTGAAGATGTGCTGCTGTTTCAAAATAAAGATTTTAGCAGTAATGATTATGAAAAGGCACATCCATTAAGAGAATATGGACGCAAATTATTTGAATATATAGGGAAACCTCACAATGAAATATCAAAAGATTTTATCGAGTTACACCCTAATACTAAAGGAAATCAATGTTCTAGATTCTTACGACCAGATTCTTTACAGTTTGCCTTATGTACAAAGCAAACTTATCAAGAGCTTCAGGAACTTTATAAAGTACACCAGATGAAAGGCTTTCGAGAATTTGAAGATTTATCAAAGGAACAAGCAGAGTTCAAGAAAAGTAGGAAATGTGAGCGAATTTACAACCCTCAAATGGTTAAAGGAGAGATGCGAAAAAGGCGACCTATTGGAAGTGATATTGCAATCTCTAGTTCATGGAAACCTCGAGAGCATTTTGAATTTGAAGAAACATATTCTGATTTACGTTATCCAAAAGCAATTATTAGTTTTCCAAAAGATAAAGAGAAATTGCATCCAACTCAAAAGCCAGTCAGCATGTTTGAGTATATGATAAAAACTTATACAAACGAGGGAGATACAGTTTTAGATAATTGTATGGGGTCTGGAACCACAGCAATTGCCTGTCTCAATACTAAAAGAAACTTTATTGGATTTGAACTTAGTAAAGAATACTTTGATATCGCGACAAAAAGGGTTGATAAAAGAAAACGTGAGTTAGATCTACTTGATGATGTGAGTTAAAGTAAAACGAAATTATTAATATTTTATTGAGAAAAAGAGGAAATTATAAAATGTCAGAAGCTGAAAAATGGCTTGATAAACATATAGATTAAGAAAGGATTTGCGCGTGAAATTTGAGTTCTTCATGGATAAGATGCCAACCACACGGCAGCAAAAAGGAATAAAAGTAGTTAAGGGGCAAGTCAGAAGCTATAACAGAGGGAATACTGCTAACTATGAATTACAAAAGAATTTGTTAATGAATAAACCCAAAGTTCCTTTTGATAAAGAAGTAGCAATAACGTTAAAAGTTTACTTCATTTATGGTACTAAGGATAAAAAGAAGTGGGGAAAACGTAAAACCACGCGCCCAGATGGCGATAATCTCATGAAAGGCTTTCAAGATTATATGCAGCTCTATCGTTATTTTATCGATGATGCACAGATAGCACCGCTTATTGTAGATAGGTTCTGGGGGCAAAACAATAAAATAATTGTTGAGCTATTTAAAACCGATGATACCCTGATTATGTTTTAGAACATATATTTCAAAGCAGGTGCAAAGCTGTTATTCACATTAAAAGGTCAGACAACTTTCGTTATACCTGAGCAAGTATTAAAACTGCTCTTGCATTTTTGCAATTGGAGGCAATAAATGAATAAACCAATTTATGAAACTATAAAAAGTTACGGTGATAATTTAGAGACAACTACCACAAAAATAATTGTAGGATATGAGCGCGTGACACGTAATGGATTCTCACGAAAGAAAAAGCCTATCTCAATGATCAAGGCTTTGGAAGTGAGGGATAGGATAACCAAAAGAGATAATCTCAGTTATTCAGGGTGGGACAACAATGTTGATTATATAGGTGGCTTAATTTATCTTGATGGTAAAGTCCTGCCAGGAGTTTCTAAAGCAACCATAAAATCTGTTCAAGATAATACAGGATTAACTGTGGTTGATTTAACTTTATATGCTAATAATCATAAACGATAAATTAATGAGCTAGGAACTCGATAAACTCAACTAGGAGAAAATAAAATGGTTTTAAACATTACTGTATGCATCATTGCAATTTCAGTTGCTCTTTTGGCATTCTCGATAGAAGGAAAAGCCAGTAAAGCAGAAATCGTCAAATTAAAAGAAGAAATTAAAGTATTGAATAATAATGCTAAAGAGCAACATCAACTCAGAAGTACAGTCTACAAACTAAAAGATGAGCTAAACCAACTTTACAAATATAAGGTAATCTACAAAGACAAGGGGCTTTTTGGATCAAGGAACATAGAAGAAAAATATTTCTTTGATGAGAAGAGTGCTAAAGAGTTTATGGAAAAACCTAATATTCATGAAGAAGTATTAATAGAATTAGGCGAGGAGAAATAAAATAATGAGGAATAAATCGTCGAATAAAGGAGGCATAGGTTTCTTCGGGATTAGTTGCTTTAATCCCTTATTAAAAAATAAGAGCTAAGAACTAGATAAACTAAACTGGAGGAAAAATGATGTTAGAACTTCACAATCAAAATAGAGGTACCGGAAAGACTACTAAAATTATTGAGCTGATGGAACAAGATGAATCAGCGTTGTGTCTAGTTCCAAATAGTATGATTAAACGGTATAACTTTCCAAAAAACTTGCAAAAAAGAATTCTTGTAGGAGTAAATCTTGAACATCTGATTGATGAATTAAGATCCATGAGATTCACTAAACTTTTTATTGATGAACTTTCATACTCTAAATTTAATTTAGCTGAGCTATTTTATGAACTAGGACGAAGTCGTATTCAAGTTATTGTATTTGGTACTGACCAATAACAACAAAAAAGCCCACGGCAATGGGCTTTCCAAACGATTTATTCTAACACTATTATAACATAACAGGAGTTAGAATATGACACAAGAACTGACGAAAGCACAATGGCATGATGTCCGAATGGCATTAAGAATTATTATCCGAAATAAAAAGAATGCCAATCAATCTCAGCTTATCAATGAAGCGCTAGACAATATCAAAGATGAAGATGATCGTAAGATATTCAAGCGTTACTATATTGATGGTTGGGGCATCATTAAGATCACAATGAATATGTATTACTCAAAGACTGCAGTCATTGCCAGGAATAATAAAGCAACGCAACAGTTTGCTGAAAAATATGACGGTGGTCATTTACTTAAGATGTTTCATGAATAATATAAAGAACGCTACTTTTTCGTAGCGTTTTTGTTTTACGATTGAATCATGATAGATGTGAGTACACCAAGAGCTAGAGATAAGTTCTACCACTCAGGCGACTGGAGAAGAGTACGTGAGCAAGTTCTTAAGCGTGACAATAAAGAATGCCAGTGGTGCAAAGCACAGGGCAGGGTGACAACAGCTAAGACTGCGACGCTAGAGATAGATCATATTAAAGAACTACAGTACTATCCAGAGCTAGCCTTAGAGCCTAGTAACCTTCGCACCTTGTGTCACGACTGCCACAACATCAGGCACGATAGACATAAGGATAAACAGTTCGATGATGAAACTTTTAAATTTTAAAATTATTGTTCAGAAATTCTGATAAATTTTTATGGAAGTACCCCCGGGTCTAAAAAAATCGGGTCTAATTCCAAATTTACCCTACACCGGTTGGGGTCTTTTAACCAAAAAAAAGGCTATTTTTTAAGAAAGGAGCTGAAAATGGTAAATAACCAATTGAAGAAAGTCTTAGATGATAAAAAATTGAGTTTTTCAGACCTAAAAAGATTACTGGAAGAAAAAGAAATAAAAATAAATAACAGCCAGCTATCTTTATATTCTAGCGGAAAGAGAAACCCGAAGAATAAAAAAATATGGTTAGAAATTGCTGAAGTTTTGCAGGTTGATTTACAAGAAATTATAACAGATATTAATTCCTATTTGTCAGTTATGAGTGAAATATCTGAAAACAGTACTGAAAAAAATACCGAAACTGAAAAAGAAAAAATCAATGACTCCCTTTTTCAAGAATTACTCTCCCTCATTGATGAAAGCATGGCTTCCGAACTAGAAAAGGTCCAAAGATATTGTGGATTAGCTGCCACTTTTGAAAAATTGGGAGAGGATATTATTCAAGAAGGCGCGGTTATTTATGTTCCTTCTGGGGATTATATGGTTAAAAAAACGAATCCAGCAATTGCAGAACAAGTAAGAGTAAATGCTGCCTTAATTAAGTTAGATGAGTTTTTTGAAGAAAAACGAGCATCAAAACCTAAAAATGGCGGCGGAAAAGATTGGAGTAAATTTACGAAGTGATCGATTACGTTCAAAAGTACATTGACAGTTATTATGCGGGCATGGTCAAATTCAACTATGAACGAAAATTACTTGTTGATTATATTAAACGTGAGGTAGTGCCTCGTCTCGAATCAGGCGAGGTATTTTTTGACGTTGAACAAATCGAGAATTGCATTGGATATACAGAGAAATATTTCTTTGAATTGGAAGATTTCCAAAAATTCATTATCAGTTTCATTTTCTTATATTTTTCAGAAAATCATCGGAATGTTTATCGAAAAATATTAATCATGATTGCCAGGGGGAATGGTAAAAATGGATTACTTTCTGCAATAGGAAGTTATCTAACCACCCCTATGCATGGAATCCCTAATTATAATATTTCAATTGTGGCCAACAGTGAGGACCAAGCTAAAACAAGTTTTGATGAAGTTCACGACACAATCGAAAGCCATGAAGAATTAGAAGAACTATTTGGTAAGCCACGGAAATCAGAAATAAAAAACTTACAAACAAAATCGCTCTTTAAATTCAGAACTTCAAATGGAAATACTAAGGATGGACTTCGAGATGGGGCGGTTATCTTTGATGAAATCCACCAATATGAAAGCAATAAAGATGTAAAAGTACATATTTCTGGGCTAGGTAAGCGACCTAATCCACGTGAATTTTATATAGGAACTGATGGTTATGTGCGTGATGGCTTTATTGACCAGATGAAAGATATGGCGCTCAAAGTTCTTAAAGGCGAAGCAAAATGGAATGCTATTTTCCCATTCATTTGTAAGTTGGACAAGGCAGAACAGGTTGATGATCCTACCCTTTGGGAATTATCAAGTCCTATGTTTTCACTTCCAATGACCGAGTATGCACAAGGTCTTTTTGAAACAGTTCTTGAAGAATATGAGGACTTAGAGTTAAATCCTAGCGGACGAGATGAATTCATGACTAAGCGCCAAAATTTCCCAGTAACTGACATCGAAAGAAGTGTGGCAACTTATGAAGAATTAAAAGCAACCAAAAAAGAATTTCCAGAATTAAGAAATCTACCTGCGGTTGGAGGATTTGACTTTGCCTCTACTCGTGACTTTATTGCAGTTGGTGCTTTGTTTAAGATTGATGGGAATTATGTTTTTAAATGTCATTCCTTTGTTCGTAAAGAATTTGTGGATAGAGTCTATAGTTATTCTAAACCAAACGAAAATGTCAATGGTAAACGGCGATTTGCGCCAATTAGACAGTGGGAAGATGAAGGATTACTTACTGTTTTAGATGAACCGTCAATGGATCCACAACATGTTGTAGATTGGTTCGTTCGGATGCGTGATGAAGAAGGCTATGATTTCCAAACAATAAGTGGAGATGGTTATAAAATGAAAGGCTTTCTTCAACCATTATTTGAAGAAGCGGGGTTTGAAGTTTCTTGGAACGGTAAATTTGAAGCTCCTCTTGGTTATCGTGTTGAAGTTATTCGCAACTTTAGGGCTATTGATGCACAATTATCAACGGTAATTGAGGATAGTTTCGCCAATCAAAAAATTAATTTTGGTGATAATGACATGATGCGTTGGTACACAAATAATGTACTTAGACATTTGAAAAAAGATGGAAATGTGGAATATATCAAAAAAGAAGATGTCAGACGAAAAACAGATGGATTTAAAGCTTTTGAAGCAGCAATGTTTAAGGCTGATTTACTAAATGAAGTAGATTCTACAGATTTTTATGATAATTTGGGCTGGTTCATGGCATAATCAATACTTTTTTAGAGTAAAATTCTAGCATAATTAATTTCAGGAAGAAGTTAGCAATAAAATATTATTTATCAAGTGCAACAACACTTCTAAGGGTATCAGAGATGATGCTCTTTTTCTTTATAAAAACGCTACTTTTTCGCTCTACTTTTCTATTAAACTTAAGATAAAAGAGACGGAAAGGAGAGAATGTGGGATTATTTTCAAATATTTGGTCGTCGCTCAAAACCAAAAATATTGACACCGATATTTCTGGTTACACTGCATTATTTAATGCACAGACTACCCTAGGAATGAAAAATGCTGCTTTAGAATCTTGTGTGAGTTACTTAGCACGGTTAATTTCTAAAGGAAAATTTGTATTCAAGAATGAGAGTTCTATTACCGATTCGGAGTTTAACTATGCTTTGAATGTAAAACCTAATCCGAATCAAACGGCTAGTGAATTTAAAGTAGCGATGGTTAAAAAATTACTCAATGGCGAGTTATTAGTTATCAGAGATAATGATAAGTTCTATATTGCAGATAATTTCGTGACAAACTACTCTTTAGATGGTAATACCTTTTCTGGTGTAACAATTAATTTCTCAAGTAGTAATGTCGCAAATGCTCCGAATTCTGGTCCATATGCTCAAAAGTATTTTGATAGAGTATTCACTCAAGGTGTTGACTGTTTTCACTTAGAAAATGATAATATTGGGATAAAAAAATATGTCGATAGCTTATGGGGAGATTATGGGAAGCTTTTTGGAATATTAATAGCTAATCAACTTCGTGTTGGCCAACTAAGGGCAAAAATAAGTATTCCAGCTAACAACGAACTTGAAAACAAGGAAAAGATAAAAGTTCAGCAACAATATGCGACTACTCTTTTCGATAAACTTTTGAATGATCCAGTTGTCTTGCTTCCAGAAGATGGAAAGTCAAAGTCTGCTTATGATGAAATCTCTTCTCAAAAATCAGCAACACTTCAAAATCAGATCACAGATTTCGGGGCATTAAAAAAGATTTTTATTGGCGAAGTAGCTGGATTGTTAGGAATTCCACCAGCCTTAGTTCTTGGAGAGACTGCAAATAATTCCGAGAATTTAGATTTGGCGATTGAATCTGCCGCAATACCTATTGGTAATAAGTTAGCTGAGGGATTTGCCAGTTTGTTAATTAAACAATCGGGGTTTCAAGTTGGTAATACTATTCAAATGACAGGGTTTAAAACAATTAATATCCTAGACCGTGCAGATGCAATTGATAAAGTTGGTTCAAGTGGTGTAGTAAAAATCAATGAAGTGCGCGAGGCTTCCAATTTACCACCGATACCAGATGGTGACAGGTTTATTATGACAAAAAATTATGAAGAGAAAGGAAAAGATAGTGAAGATACTTAAATTTAATGGGACTATAATTCCCGATGCACTTGGTCCAGTATATGACTTTATTAAGCGTAGCAATGTCACTCCTAAAACTATGACAGATTTTTTAGAAAATGCAAAAGGAGAAGATGTTCTTCTTTCTATGAGTTCAGGTGGCGGAGAAATTACAGCTGCAAGCGATATGTATACTGCATTAAAAAAATATCCAGGTAAAGTAAACGTTGAAATAACTGGAAATAGTGCGAGTGCAGCTACAATCGTCATGCTTGGCGCAGATCATGTTGCAATTTCTCCAAGTGCATCAGTAATGATACACAATGTGCAGTCAGGTGCACAAGGCGATTATCGCGATTTGGGTAATGAAGCTGGTGCTTCAAAAAATCTTAGTGAAGGTTTTGCTGAAATGTATGCTCAAAAAATGAATAAGAGCATTGACGAAGTAAAAGAGTTAATGGATGCGACAACATGGTATAACGCCAAACAAGCTAAAGAAGCGGGATTGGTTGATGAAATCATGTTCGAATCCGCACCAATGATGGTTGCTAGTGACGATTTACTACTTTCTGATGAGGCTGTCTCTAAAATAAACGCTCTTATGCAGAATGACAAAGAACCAACAATGAATATTGAATTCAATCCTGAACAAATGAAGCAACTAACCAATATGATTGATGAAAAAATAGCTGCAGTTAAAGCAGAATTTGAAGTTAAAAACTCGGCAGACAAGCCGCTTAAAAATCAGAAATTTAAACCAATGTTTGGAGGAATTAAATAATGGATTACACAAAACTACCTAATTACACAGCGGCTGTCGAAAAATACACTAATGCAGTGGCCAATAATGCTGATGAAAAAGAGCAACAAAAACTATTTGCTAAATCAATGGAAGTCATGGGTACTGAAATAGTTGAAAAACTATCAGATCAAACAAGTGAAAAAATAAATTCCTTAATGGCTACTAAATCAAACACAAAATTATCTGAATCAGAAGTTAAGTTTTTCAACGAAGTAACATCTGGTGTGGGAAATCCTGAAGTAACTTTGCCAGTTGAAATTGTAAATCAAGTATTTATCGAGCTGCAAGAAGCTCACCCGCTTTTGAATATTATTAAATTCCAAAATGCAGGTCTTAAACTCAAAGCACTTACAGCAGATTCAATTTATGGTGACGCTGCAGTCTGGGGAGATGTTTTTGGAGAAATTGAAGGACAACTCAAACAATCATTCCATGAAAATGATTTTGGTCAAAACAAACTTACTGCGTTTGTTGTTATTCCAAAAGATGCACTTGAAAATGGTTATGATTGGCTAAAAACTTTTGTGACTATTCAAATGTCAGAAGCTATTGCTGTTGCTCTTGAAACTGCTTTGGTTGTAGGAGATGGTGCTAAAAAACCAATTGGTTTAATGAAGGATCTTACAAAAGGAACTGCAGATGCAAATGGTGTTGTATCTTACGCAGACAAAGAAGCAAAACTTGACCTTTCAAAATTAACCCCTCAGAATGCACCAACATTGCTTGCTCCAGCACTTACAGAAATGACAATTAATGCTAAAGGAATTTCAGTACCAATTGATGGTCATGTAAAATTACTTGTGAAGCCATCTGACTACTATAATTTATTGGCAAAATTTATTTCTCTTAATGCATCTGGAGTTTATGTTATCGAAGTTCCATTTGCGATTGAACTTGTCCAATCTATTGCAGTTCCTGCTGGCAAAGCGGTATTATTTACTGATAATCGTTATTGGGCTTACATGGGAGGAATGACTTTACAAGAATTTGATCAAACTCTTGCTCTTCAAGATTTACAACTTTATACTTCTAAATCGTTTTACTATGGTAAACCTTACGATAACAACGTTTCTGTCGTGGCGACACTTGTTGCACCCTAATGCTCCCCAAGTCGGCTTAGCAGTCGTGGGGGAATCAAAATTATAAAATAAAAGGAGAATCAAATGGCTTATACACCAACAGTATGGAAAGACGGTGATACAATCACCGCGGATAAATTAAACAAGCTTGAAGGAGCTGTTGAGAATGAACAAGTAGGACCTAAAGGCGATAAGGGAGATACTGGTGCAGCAGGTGCTAAAGGCGCAGCTGGATTGAGTGTTAAATCACTTGTTTTGACAACAACTGATGGAAAAGTAACTGCTGGAACTGTCACATTGAGTGATGATTCAACAGCCCCAGTTACAGTCACAGAAGCTTAATAGTAAAGGAGAAGTAAATGAGCGATGCGGAAACTTGGGCGGATGGTCATCTCAAATCTTTTAAACAAAGGATGCGGATTAATACAGAAGATACTGATGAACTTGCCAATTTAACAAAAATGCTCATTGCCTCTTACACTTCGATTCTTCGGTTGGTTGGTGTATCTGATGCGACTGACCCCGAGGTTGAGGAGTTAATCTATGAACGTTCTCGTTACACCTATAACGATGCTCTTGATGAATTCAAGGAAAATTATAAAGAAAATATTCGTGATGTTTTTCTAGCTAATCAGCCCGAGGAAAGTGAGGAAAGTGATGATAAAGTCACAGAAAACACTACAATCTTCTAATCGAACAAATAATGGAACGATGCGAACCTCAGTTACTTTTAAACGAGTGGGACCCGATACTTCATTTGATGGAAGAGGAGGAGAACTGATTGAAAAGTTCAAAACCCTTGCGGATGTTTATAACCCTAGTAACAAAGATTTGAGTATTTTAGGAAGTCAAAATGTTAAGAATGGAGCTACGATAAAAATTCGTGATCCCTTGACGAGTTATCAACCAAAAAATGATGACAAAGTTATTATTGATGATCCTAGATACTCAGGTCAGGTTTGGGGGATTGTGGATGTTCAACCTGATTTCCATGATCGAACTTTCTTGAAAATAATTCTAGGAGGGACAAACCTTAATGAGTAGTACGATGACAATCAAAGGATTTGAAGAACTAGAAGCTAAATTGAGGGAGAAATTTAGTGAAGCTCGAGTAAAATCAATTGAAGGTAAAGCTTTAAGAAATGGAGCAGATGAGGCTGTTGTTGATTTAAAAAGCACTCTTTCACAGTTTGCCAATAGCGGAGATACAGTTGAAGGTGTAGTTCGTGGTAACGTTTCAAGGGCATCTGGATTTCCTATGGTTAAAATTGGGAATAGTGGGAATCACTGGAGATTAGTTCACTTAGAAAACAATGGATTTACCAGAAATGGTAAGAGTTATCGTTATAAAAGCTTCGGTGCTTTACAAAAGTTTGCGACTGCTCAAGGTAATAAATTTGTTGAATCGGCTCAAAAAGATTTAAAGGAGTTGATTGAATGAAAGATATGCTCAATGAGTTAATGGAAGAACTGGCTACTGATTCAGAAATTAAAGCTATTCAGGAAGAAGAAGGCTTTAAAAGCTATATTAGACGTGACGAACTTGCAAAAGATAAGACGAGTATTACTGTCATTCCTTCTGGTCCGCCTGAATCAGCTGGATTTGCAAGTAATGATTCACTCGCAAAGCATTTTGTCTATCAAATCAGTATTGAAGCAGCTGAACGAGAGATTCCTAAAACTCTTCAGAGAAAAGTTGAAAATATTCTCAAATCCAAAGGATTCTATCAGATGCCTGGTGGAGTAGATGAATATTTTCCGACTACTCAAAGGTACGTGGATGCAAGATTTTATCAAGGCAATAGTAGTTTAAATGATGATTATTAATAAAGGAGAAAAAAATGGGTACAGCCACAGTTGGATTTAAAAAATTAACCATTCGTATTTTGGATGGAAAGCCAGCAACACAAGATGAAAATTTATTTGTCATCGAAGGTAAAAAAGATAAAGGGGCAACATCAAGCGCCAAAGTTTCAGGTCTTGCAGTTGATCCAGTTAAAACTTGGGGGTCAAATGGCGTTTATCATACCTCAGGTAAAGGAGTAGGGGATGGGAAAATTGATTTTGACCTCATTGATATTCCTGACAAAGTCCAGTCTGCTATTTTAGGATATGCGATTGATGAAGATGAAATTATCACAGCTGGAAGTGATACACAAGCGCCTGATTGTTCAATCTTGATTGAAGATTACGATATTCGTGGAAATAATTTCTTACTTGGATTCTTGACTGGTGTCTTCTCTTATGATGGGGTTGAGATTGAAACACTTCAAGGGAAAGCATCTGAAATTAAACCAGACACTTTGACTTATTCAGTTGGTTCAGATGACAATGGAGATTTCTTTAAGAAATATTCTGGAAAAGATACCGCTGCTCAAGATAAAGTTCGTGCTGCTCTTGAAATGAAAACTACTACACCCTAATGGCCCCGTAGTCGGTCAAGCGACCGTAGGGGACGCTAAATTATAACTTTGAAAGGTAACGCTTAATGGCTAAGTTAGAAATCATACTCCATGAAAAAGATGGAGATGTCACTTATAAACAGAATCACATTACTGGTCAAAAATATCTTGACTTCTGGGAGCTTCAAGAAAAAATTGAAAAAGGTAATTTAACCAGTGTAGAAATCATCACTTCAAGAATTGAATTCATTGCTGGATTATTTCCAAACGATAAACTTACTCCAGAACAAGTTTTGCAAGGTTTGGACCCTTGGGAGTTAAAAGAAACAATTCAACGCTTGGATGATGTTATTCTAGGGAACGAGGAAAGTGACGAAAAAAAAGAATTATAACTGCTAAAGAAGCAAAGGCAGGTTTCTTAAACTTCATTAAGCAGTTAGTTGTCAATACTGGTTTTACTGTTTCGGACATCTTGGATAATGACTTTGATACAATTATTGGAGTAGTTAATTCAGGAGAGAGTGAACCAGAAGAAGAAACGGTTGAGGAAGAAATTGAGGTAATGTCCCTTGGTGACTTCATGAATAAATTATAAAAACGGCTCTTATGAGCTGTTTTTTTACCAAGAAAAACGGTATAATTAAATAAAAAATATTGGAGTATTTTATGAAAAAAATATTAGTTGCTGGGATTTTTGTTACTTTGCTTTCGTCACTATCTGCTTGTGGCTCAAAAAATTCAAAAATTGAAACAAATCAAAATGATAAGACAACAAACTCAAGTGTTTCACAAAAAAATAGTTCTACTCCATCAAGCAAACAATCTCCTAGTTATTATGATGAGACTACCAAAGTATTTACATATAAATTTGCCAGTTTATCTGTGACTGATGTTCAACTAACAACGGGTACTGATGGAGATCCAAGTGTAACTTATCCTCTTGTAAAAGTAAGATTTACTGTTACGAACAAAACAAATCAGCCTCAGAATGTTCAAGAACTTGTTCAAACTTTAGTGAGTGTTAAACAGAGTGTAAGTGATGGAGTAAGCAATAGTTTAAATTTTGGTTCAGCAAGTGACTATGAAACAGACCCTTCTAATTTGAGAGCAACTCTAGCTCCTAATGCTACGGTTTCGGGTTATTTCCCATATAAAATAACTGATACTACTAATCCAATAATAATAGAATATCACACTGCAACCGATGTTAACATGGCAAGTAGTATGGATGAAATTATTAAAACAATCGAATTTCAATTAAACAAATGACAAAAAGTCCCACAAATTATTGGGGACTTTTATTTTATTCTCAAAAAAACGCTACTTTTTAAGAGCGTTTTTTGTTTATCCTTGAATTAACGATAAAAATTCAAGGAGAAAGCAATGGCAGACGCACCTTTAGGGAAAATGATAATTGAGATGGGATTGGATGATGCCAATTTCTCAAAGGGTATAACAGGAGTTAATAAACAACTAACTGCCCTAAAAAATGATTTAAAAACTTCTCAGACTTCATTTGCTACATTTGGGAAAGGAATTGATGGGGTGAAGAGTCCGATGGAAGTCCTCACAAAGTCAATAGAGAAGCAAAAAGAGCAACTTGCCTTACTGAAAAAATCTTACTCTGGTTCTTTGGTAGATGGTAAAGCGACTTCTAGTACTCAAAACTACGCTAGTCAAATTTCTCGAGCAAATGCTCAATTGGCTCAATTTCAGGCTCAATTAAAATCGGCTGCTAGTGAACAGTATAAACAAACTTCAATTTTACCTAAGATGTCCTCAGGGTTAGGGAAGGTAAGCTCAGGGTTAGATACAATTGCTTCTAAAACTACGCCTGTAAGCGTTGGTGTTACAGCAGTCTTTGCCAAAGGAATCCAAGCAGCAACTAATTTCAATGGAAAAATGACTGAGATTCAAGCGCTGCTATCAGACGGTACACCATCAGGAGTATTGTCTAAGCAAATGGATACACTTTCCAGCAAGTCTAAAAAGTGGGCGCAACAATATGGGATTGATACTTCCTCCATTAATGAAGGTATGGAGGAAATGATAAAGCGGGGTTATAACTTTAATCAAACAGTTGGGGCAATGCCGTCAGTTCTTGATGCAGCTCGTGCTTCTGGTGATGATTTCGGAACAGTTATGTCCTCTTCAACAGCTATTCTTGAGCAGTTTGGTTTAAAGACAAATGATACAGCATCAATGATGAAGAATACACAACGTGTTACTGATAGTCTTACATTTGTAGCCAATAAAACTTCTGCTGGGTTCTCAGATATGGGGACAGCGATGGAATATGTTGGACCAGTTGCCAATTCTCTAGGGATGAGCTTGGAAGAAACTTCATCAGCTATTGGTCTCTTGTCAAATAATGGTATCGAAGGAGATAAAGCTGGTACGGCACTTCGTGGAGCTTTATCTCGTTTGCTTAAACCTACCAAAGAATCATCTGTTGCTTTTAAAGCACTTGGAGTAAATCTTGATGAGTGGAAAAAAGGGAATATCGGACTCCCAGATATGCTTGATACCATCAAAAAATCGACAGAAGGGATGACTGATGCAGAAAAGAGTTCATTAGTTGCGAAAGCTTTTGGTACACAAGCTCAAACAGGGATGAATATTCTTATTCATCAAGGTGGGGATGCTTTACGAGATTTAACCAAAGAAACACAAAATGCAACAGGTTATACAAAAAAATTAGCTGATCAAATGAATGATTCTGATAAGAATGCATTTAATAAAGCAAAAGCTTCTTTAGAAGTCCTCGCTATTAATTTGGGTCAAAAGTTATTACCATCAATTGTTCCAATCGTTAAGGAGATTGATAATTTAGCAGGTTCATTTGAAAAATTAAGTCCTGAAACACAACAGTTTATTATTAAAATGGCTATTGCAGCAGCGGCTGTTGCTCCCACGGCTAAAGCATTAAGTGGATTAACAAGTATTCTCTCAGGAGTCACGGGAGGTTTGGCAAAAATTGGAGCCAAAGGAGCAGGTGAGCTTGCGTTAAAAGGTATAGCAACTGAGGCGGCAGGGGCAACAGCTGCAATATCTGGTGGAGGAGGACTATCTGCTTCTCTTGGTGGAATATCCCCAATACTGGCTGGATTAAGCCCAGTGGCAGCTGGTGCATTAGGAGTGGCCGGTCTAGCAGGATTAATTCTTGGTGTAAGTAAAGCGGTAGATGAGGCTAAGGATAGAGTTACATTCTTTGGACAAGTTGAAGTTCTAAAAGAAACGGTAGATAAAATCGATAACTTTAGAGATAGAGTGGATAAGGCGAAAGTTGCAATGGAAGAATTTGGAACAGGAAGCCAGAACTCAGCTCAAAAAGTTAAAGATGCAATTAATTCTCTATCTGACGGAACCAAAGGTGACATTGATAAATCTACAAAAGAACTTGAAGCTGCGATGAAGCGAACAGGATATACAGCAGAACAAATTGCTGAAATGAAAAAAAGAGGTGAAAGTGCAAAAACAGTAGTAGAATCTGCTGCAAATGATATCTCACAAGTTTATATTAATGCCAATAAGAGGGACGAAAAAAATCGGGCGTTAACGGTTGATGAACAAGCGCGCGTAAGCTCAAATATGAAAGTTATTTTTGAATCAGAAGCTGATGCATTGAAAATAACAGGTGACAAAAAGAATATTTTAATGAAGGCTCTTAATGGCGAATTTAATAATATGTCTAAAGCTCAAGCTCAACAAGTTATTAATGATATGAGAGATATGAGGTCACAAGCAAATAAAGAATATGAGCAACAAGCGAAAGACCAAAAAACACTGCTTGATGGAAAAGAAATCACTCAAAATACTTACAACCAGAATATGGCTGCTGCTGAACAAGAACGTGTTGATAAGTTGAGCAAGTATGGTGTGGCGGTTGCTAAAGCTGAAGACGTTATCCGAGGAAATCTCAAACAAGGCGAGGCAGGATATAAGGAATGGCGGGAAAATGCAGAAGCAGAGATGGGACTTTATGGAGAATCATTTGATGCAGCCTTAGCTAAAGCTGGAGATGCTACACAAAAATTGGGTGATTCTGGAAAACTACTAGCAAAATATACAACAGACATGTCGGCTGATGCAAAAAAGGCAGATGATGCTTGGAATGGAATGATTTTCGACCCTAAAACTGGAGAAATTAAAACAAATGCCCCAGAAGCAATAGCTGAAGCTCTTAAAACAAAAGATGGCTGGAACAATATGGAGTTCATCTTAAAAAATGCAAATCTTTCAAGTAATGCAAAGGGCGTAATTCTAGAAGCATTAATAGCAAATGGTCAGTGGAATCAAATGACTCCTGACCAAAAGAAATTAGTCATTGATAATAGTCAAGGTTTGCTTGCTATATATGATACGAAGCAGCATTTGAATGAATGGAATAGTATTCCTGAGAATGTAAAAAAATTGCTTGGAGATAATTCAAGCTTCATTCAAAGCGAGAGTAATGCGGCTGGAGTACTTGCGGCTTGGAATTCAGCAAGTACTGTTACTAAAGAATTGTTAGCTCAAGATTTGACTAGAAATCCAACAATGTCCGCTCAAGCAATGATTAACACTCTTACAGGGAAAACTGCTCCATTGAACGCATCTAACGAAACGGGACCAGCGGTTAATAGCGCGGCTGCAACAATTGCTTCTTTGCAAGGTAAAACAGCCATTTTAGACGCAGATGATAGCCGAGCCAGAGGAGTTTTAAGTGGCTTTTTGAGTTTACCGGCAGCAAAAACAGTTGATTTAATCATAAATAAGACAAATAATGCGCAAGGAACTCCATACCACCCAGGAGGACTTGCGACAGTTAATGACCAAAAAGGCTCTACTTATCGGGAATTAATTAGTTTGCCAAATGGAGTAAGTTTTATTCCTCAAGGCCGCGATGTGACAATGCCTCTACCTCGTGGGACTAAGATTCTTAAAGCAAGTAAAACAGCTCAATTGATTCCAAAATATGCAAACGGAACAGGTGGTATTCCTGCGGATGCAAAAATATTTAGAGACATGAAAACTGTTCAACAACAATTAGTATTAAATGCACCTATGGTTGACAATACAAACTTGCTAAAAGAAATATTAAAAGCTCTACAAAATCAAACAGATAACAATGATGTTATTACTGCAGTTAATCGTCTGGCAAAACGTCCAGCAGTCAGCGTCTTTGATTCTGACAGAGCAGCCGCAACATTAACAAATAAAATTACAAGCCAACAAAACCAAAGGAATCTTATAGAAAGTATGTTAGGAGGTGAACGTCCTTGATTAATAAAATATCGATACTATACGACAGTATAGATATAGCAAGCTATGTTGACGGGGTTACTGATATTAACCGTCCCATTGGTTCAGGGTGGAAAAACACAACACAAGAGTTACCGAATGGCGAGGATTTTCTATACAATGCGCGTGGCTCAAAAACAATAAGTTTTAAATTTTTCATTAGAGGAAATGTGACAAGAATTGCTCAAGTACGTGAAAGGATTGCGGCACTAATTGATAAAAGTGTTCCAACTCCTTTAATTTTTGGAGATGAACCAAACAAGGTTTACTATGCTGTTCCTGATGGGGACCAAGATTTAAGTGGTGAACCTGAAAATCCAAATGGTACGCTTTCCTTCTTAGTTCCATCTGGTGTTGCAGTTTCAAGCTATACAAATATTTTAAATCAAGCCAATTCTGGAGGAATCAATGGGAGCTACACAGTAAATGCTGATAAGACAATAGATATTATTGTCAATAATAGAGGGACTGCAGATGCGTATCCGACTTTCAAAGTAACCAATAAATCAGATAATGCCTCTATCGGTATTGCTGGACCAACTGGAGTTCTAGCACTTGGGAGTCAAGATCAATATTTGATTGATACAGTGACAAATGAAACAACAAAAGTTGAATCACAGTGGCTATTAAATCCGTCTTCTATTGGCCAGAAAGATAATTTTGACGGCCATTTTATGACTGCAAATGATGTACCAAACCCACAAAATGGGCAACTCTTAACAGCGGGTAACTTAGTTTGGAAAAAAGATGGGCTAAGATTTCAAGACGGAGGCCCAGAACCACCAAAAGATACAGTTTATTTGGCTATGGGGGCAATGCAACAATGGACAATCCCAGCGGATTCTGCTGGAGATGTAGGGAGTGTAAACTTCACTGCACCAATCAATATTTGGGGGCAGGCCACAAAGCAAGGTCAAACTGGATTGTTGCAAGTTTTATTCGTGGACGGAAATAAGAAGTTAATGTTTGGGATGGGTATTTATAAAGATGATACTAAAGGAAACACGTTTCAAACCCAGCTTTATATTGGTGGAAATCATCCTAGAACATGGAAAGTGTTCGGTCCAAAGGGACAAGAACTAAATAATGGAGGTCATGGAGATGGGAAAGTTCCTAGTCCTAACCTTTACTTTAATTCAACAACGGGAGAATTTACACTTCAAAAGAAAGGCCCAGTCTTTAACTTTACTTTCGGTAATAAAGGGGGCAATTATCCAATTACAATTCCTGAGCTGGCAAATACTAAATGTATGAAAGTTTACGTTTATGGAGGGCAGCTTAAGAATAGAGATTTAGGAAATCAACTGATTACCAATTTATCTCTTAGAATGTTTAAGTTCCAAAAAAATGATGTTACAAAAATAATAGATAGTACCACTGATGCAAAAAGATTTATTCCAGCAGATGATCATCACTTTGGAAAAGATGAAGTCGTAGTAGCCAATATGGCAACAGGTAAGATTTACCGCGGGAATGGAACAACAGCTGCGAATGATGAAAAAATTAATGGTTCAACATTTTACTCGATTCCTCCTGGAGAATCAAAAATTACAATCGTTGTTGGTGATAAGGCAGAAGTACCTGATGTGGAAGTAACTTGGCAAGAAAGGTTTAGATAATGGAATTAAATATACATGATAAGACCTTGAAGTATGTTGGGGTCATTAATAACAACTTACCAGAGGCTTTGCATTATTTTGATGACAAGTGGCATCGATATTTGGCAGAAGGTAGTTCTACTTTTGAATTTTCGGTTTCCAAAAATAACCCTGATTTCTCACTAATTCAAGAATCTAGTTATATCAGCTTTTATTATGAGAATGAAGATTATCTTTTTAACATTATTGGGACAAAAGAAGATGATAAAAATAGTTTGGCAGTGTCTTGTGTAAACTTAAATCTCGGGTTGCTATATGAAACATTAAATGCTTATTCAAATACAAAAAGACATAGTATTGTTTGGTATTTGAAAAATGCAGCTAAAATTTCCGATAATATTTTGGAAATCGGGCAAAATCCCTTTTCAGAAGTGGATGAGGATAAGAGTAATCCGATATTAACTTTTGATAGTTCAGAGACAAAACTTGCAAGAATCATCTCAATTTGTAATAGCTTTAGTGCTGAGTTTAAATTTAGCACGAAGTTGAAAGGTGACGGGACTTTGCAAAGTATCACGCTAGATTTATTTAAAGCTGGCGGTGTTGGCCAAGTTAGAAAAGATGTCACATTGTATTATGGGAAAAATATCACTGGTATCACTCGCACAATGGATAAAAAATCAATTTTCAATGCGACAACAGTTACTGACTCAAAGAACAAATATAATTGGAAGGCAGTAGAGGGTAAACATTACAATTCTGAGGGACAATTGGAATTCTATAAAAATGCTGGTGAAAATACTGCTTATGCCCTTATTTCAAGAGATACTTTCCCTTCTCAACTAAAATCAGATACAAATGATCAATGGATAAGAAAAGATTTTTCTATAGAGGCTAGTTCAGAAGATAGTTTGTGGGATTATGCGGTTAGTCAATTTAAACAGTTTGCTTACCCTCAAATGACTTATGAAGTTTCTGCAACAAGTACAGCGGTAACAAATGCTTTAGGAGATGGCCGATTACTTGATATTGGAGATACGGTAACGATTCAAGATGGAAATTTTGATAAAGCAGATGGAGGACTTATTCTTTCAGCAAGGGTAAGTGAGCAAGAAATTAGTTTTACAAATCCATCTAGTAATAGTGTGACATTTACTAATTTTGTAAAGCTAAAAAATCAGATATCGGCTGATTTATGGTCAAAAATGAAAGATATCGTTGATCAAAGTACTCCTTATCGTTCAGAATTAACAACATCAAATGGAGTTCAATTCAAAAATAGTGCTGGTTCTACTACACTTTCAGCTCATATTTATTTTGGAACGAATCCAGAAGAGACAACTGCGGATCAATATGAATGGTTCAAAGATGGTATTTCAGTCGGGAAAGGACAGGATTTAACTGTTAATGCTGATGATATTGATGGAAAAGCAGTTTATGCTTATGAAGCGACATTGGACGATAAAGTAGTAGGGCGTCAAGAAGTTACGATTACAGATGTTTCAGACGGATTGGATGGCCGAGCTATTGTATCTGTAGAGCAAAAGTACCAAACAACCAAAGTACAAAAAGCACCTACTGACAATTGGGAAAATGAAAACTGGAAAACAGACATGCCTTTCACAAATCCTGATAATAAGTACTTGTGGCAAATTAACCATATCACTTATAGCTTGGCCCCTTTAACTAGTGATTCAATTAGTTTAATTGGAACTTATGGAGACCAAGGCGAAACTGGACCAGTTGGTCCTCCAGGAGATGACGGAAAACCTGGAGAAGACGGACAGGATGGGAAAGATGGCCATGATGTTTGGAATGTAACTATGACTAATGGAAATATGATACTCCCTGCGAATGCTTTGGGTGGTGTCCTTTCTTATTCTAATACAGGTAATAGTATCAGTGTCATGATGAGTAGTGGTGATTTATTAGTGCCTACAGATGACCTAGCAAAACTTTCAAATAATCAATTCTATGTGGAAGCAGTTGGTACTAAAATTACTCCTGGAACAAGAACAATCGATATTGAAAATAAAGTCATCACTTTTTCAAATATTAGTAATTTCCCAGCAGAAATTGGAGCGACAGGTTCAATCAGTTTTGAAATTACAGTTAATGTTTATGGAGTGGTAACAAAATTCAGTAAGCTTCAAAATTTTACGACCAGCCCACAAGGAATTACAGGTAATGATGGTGCGGACACTTTTACTTATATCCGTTATTCTAATAAGTCAGATGGTTCTGATATGGTCAGCTTACCGAACGCAGATAGTCGCTTTATTGGTGTTTATACTGGAGTAGTTGCAATTGCACCAACTGATCCAAAAGATTATACATGGAGTAGATTCAATGGAGCGACTGTTTTAGCACAAGCTACTGAGCCAGAAGAGGCTGAACGGTTCACAGGAATGCTTTGGCAGTACACGGGAACAGAAGACCTCTCTGCGACAGGTGTTACAGTAGAGTCCAATACCATCTATCAATGGTCTGGGAAAGTTTGGCAGCTTTTCATAATGAAATCAACCAATTTACAAGTGGATAATGGCTTTATCACGAATGCCATGATTGGAGATGCTCAAATCAAGCTGGCGAATATTGACACAGCAAGTATTGGAAAACTTTCTGTACTGTCAGCAGACCTAGGAGAAGCGACGGCGGGTTCTATAACTTTACCAAAAGGCGATACTGGTGGGGTATCTGTTAAAGACGGTATTGTTAAGTCATGGGATATTTCAAAAGTGACAGACCCTAACTTTCCAGATGGAAATTCCTATACCAGTATGGGAGTAGCGCTAGATTCTGGTGGAATAACTTTTTATAGTGCTTATTATGGACATAAGGTTGATAAAGCGGGAGTCATTGATGACAAATATGAAATTGCGACCCTTAGAGCTATTGCAGGAAATGGTCGTCAGAATAGCAGTACGGGACTAGTATTAGATGTCACTAACCCCAATTTTCCTCTTGCAATTAATGGAAATATTGATGTGATTGGTGGGATTAGACAAACTTCTAAAACTACCTCTGTAACTATTGGTGCTGGATTAACCTTGAGTTTAGAACGGCGTGGCGAAATGGTAATTGCAATTTTGACAGGGACGATTAATTCATCGCTTACTTCAGGTCAACAATTTGGTGTGGGTAAAATTCCATTAGGCTATCGACCTAATAAAACAGTCAACATACCAGTGCATATGACGTCGAGTTATAATGGTGCACATATCGATGCTGGAACTGACGGAGCCTGTACTTGGTGGGGGCCTTCAACTAATACCGGGTACCCACGAGGTTCACAAATGTGGTTTACTGATGATTCGTTACCAAACTAGAAACAAGGAGAAAAAATGAAAAAGAACAAACAGTCTCAAGAAACTACCGACATTATTATCGGTGGAAGCATCGTTGCCAATCTTAGTTTTACTACTTATGAAACAGGAGCTTTAGAAGCCCAGTTAACAATTAATGCCCCTCAAGATTTTCATAATTCAGAAGAAGCTAAAAATGAGCTAAACGAATTAATATCAGAAGCTTTTGAGGCTTCGAAAAATAAACTGGCCACTTATGAAGTGCCAGAAAAATAGAAAGCAGGGGTTATGCAAGAATTTTTGGGGATTTATCATGACTTTTATGCTTTGGATTTTGTTCACCACTGGACATTCGCTTTGCTTGTATTTGTAGTCTTTGTAGATATAATGCTTGGCTTATTGAAAGCTTGGGCGACAGATACTTTTAAATCTAGTATAGCTCGTAAGGGGATTGTATCTCATGGAACTTTACTATTTATTGTACTCGTTGTTTATCCATGGATTTCACAACTTGGATTTAGTTTATTGGCTGATGCAGTTTTACTGTTTTTATGCCTTTCCTATATTGCTTCAATTGTTGGGAATCTTGAAAAATTGGGTGTGCCAATACCAGCATATATAAAAAATAAATTGGCAGAAGAAATTAAATCAAAAGATGATTCTATATCAGAATTATTTGAAGGAAAGAAAGAGGAAAAATAAAATGGATCAAAACTTAATGACAGTCTTTAGCGGTGTTTTAACTTTAGTAGGAACAGTAGTATCTTACTTCATCTCACAGGCAGCAAAAAAGCATAGTAATGTAAAAAATATCGATGCTTTAGCTAAGTTAGCAAATCAAGGAGTGACTTGGGCAGAAAAGAACTTCAACGAGAACCCTGAGAAGTTGTCTGAAGCAATTAACTATGTGACAGAAGAGGCTAAGAAACTAAAAATCAAAACTAGCCCTGCTCAAATTGAGGCTCAAATTGAAACTTCACTCTCTCAATTGAAAAAGAACTTTACTTCTGACCCAGTTAAAACAGTTAAAGAGATGACTGAAAAAGCGGTTGAAGTTACTGGTCAAGTTACACAAGCAACTCAAAAAGCGGCTGATATTGTTTTTCCAATTATTGAAGAGGTAGAAAAATCAAAACCAACAGAGTCAGTAGTTCCAGAGGGTGCGGTAACACTAGAACAAGGAGAATGATATGAACGGAATTGACATTTCCAGCTATCAAGCAAAATTAAACGCTGGAATTGTTCCCTCAGATTTTGTCATTATAAAGGCTACAGAGGGAACTAACTATATAAATCCAACTTGGGAAGAGCAAGCTGGACAAGTGCTTCAAACAAATAAGCTTCTAGGTTTCTACCATTTTGCCAGTGTAGGAAATCCAATTGCGGAAGCAGACTTCTTTATCAGCGTTGTCAAAGATTATATTGGAAAAGCGGTTCTTGTTTTAGATTTTGAAGCTGGTGCAATTAACGTATGGGGAAATGTTGGTGCTCGTCAATTTTTGAACCGAGTAAAAGAAAAAACTGGCATCAATCCAATGATTTACATGTCAGCAGAGGTTACTCGCCAGTTTACCTGGAGTACGATTTCAAACACTAACCCTTTATGGGTTGCACAGTACGCTTCTATGAACCCTACAGGCTATCAATCTGAACCATGGACTGATGGTAATGGATATGGTGCTTGGAGTTCAGCGGTTATCCACCAGTATAGTTCAGCAGGTTCACTCGCTAATTGGAACGGTAATCTTGATATAAATCTGGCCTATATTAATGGTAACCAATGGGAAGCACTTGCAAGTCCAGGCGGAGCAGACAATTCATCAATCACTGATGAAACAAATTTAAATAATACAATAGAATATGAGGAAGAAGAAATGCACTTTATTCAAACAGTTGATACAAAACGAATTTATATGATTAATGCTGGTATGTATTCATGGATTACAGATACTGGGATGTGGACAAACTATCAAAAAGCTTTTCCTAAAGCCCCAGTTATTCCACTATATCAAGCACAGATGGAAAAACTATATCGTAAAAATGTGTAAATTAATACCCGCTTCGGCGGGTATTTTTTTGTAGTTTTTGTTAAAATTTTATCAAGGAGTAGATATAAGATAATGAATATAAACATAGATATAGATTTTGGAAACATGTGGGATGCAATAAGTGCTTTTGGTACAATTGCAGCAGTTTGCTATTCTTTAGTAGTTTCATATAGAAGTTACAAGAGAAGTATACTTAATATTGAACAGGAACAGGCTAATAAAATAATTTTCTACAGAGAAGGGGAATTAAATACAGGCAACAAAGAATTTTATAATCAGAAATCTATAGTAAAAAATGATTCATTAAGTTCCATCTACGATTTATGCGTTATACCAATACCATTTGATAATAAAAATAACTTTAAAAATTTAAAGAATCTTGAATATGCAAGTTGTTATAGATTAGAAAAGAGTGTTGAAATTATATTTCACCATGATCTTGATTCAAATAAGTTCAAAGAGTTTGAAATGAAACTGGGAATAATTTTTAGAGATAGTGCAAATAATATTTGGTATAAAGGACCAAACTTTTCAGCAAAAAAAATTTCGGATAAAAAATATGAATCATTCAAAAAGAAGAATATATCACAATTTGGTATGAAAAATAAGGCATAATAATTTATTATTTTTTCATACCCTTGAAAACAAGGGCTATATAGTCAGATACTGAAAGGGGTTAGTCGAGCTTTCAAATAGACTTGATATAGACATTGAAAATAGCTAAGAAAATTCTTAGCTAAAAAAGAAAAGCTATAGCATTTAAAATTAAAACCCGCTTTGGCGGGTTTTTTTAATAAACTTTCTAAATAAGAAGAGTTTGTATATTTTTGTTGACAAAAAAATTAATATAGTTTAATATGTATGTAAACGACAACATTCTCATTCCCTTCGTGGCAGATACTCTCCTAGGTAAGAGTATTTTTGTACCTTGAGAAAAAGCTCTGGAAGAGCCAAAAATGCTTAGTTTTGAAGAGCAAGCTGATTTATTTGAATCTAAAAGGGTAGTTATTGGAAAAAGAGATATAGCAATTCCACATATTAGAGATAATAGTAAAATTGAAATTGAAATGGAAATATCATGTCAACAAAAGAACCTTGGAATAATGAAGTTTATAGTGCGATGAAAGAAGAATTGGCTGAAATGAAAGAACATGGTAGAGCTAAGCATGAAAGCGATAGTAAACTGATGGTACGCTTTTTAACTATTCTTGTTGTTCTCATATTTATTCTGGCTATAGGGTTTATTTTATGGAACAATCAAGTAAGAAATATTGTTAGCGCTACTAAAAACTCTCGTCAATCGTCATCAGTAGTGAAAGCAGAAAAATCGAGTAGTCAAGCAAAAGTCGCTTCCTCAACAGAATCAAATAAGCTAGTTAATACCAGTACAATTGCTTCAGTTTCTAGCAGTATTCAAGAAAGCTGGACAACTTATAAAATTCGTATGGGAGATTATCCAAGTACAATTGCAGCTAAGACGGGGGTCCCTTGGACAAAAATTGCTCGTTTAAATGGAATTACAGAGGCTGGATACAATGCTGACGGGTCTCCTATTCATGCTGGACAAGTTTTAAAATTGAAATAAAATTACTGACAAATGATTTCATAAAACTGTCAGCAAAAAGCGAAGTAGAATAAGAAATAATGTAAATGAATAGGTTATATGAAAAAGATTTAAATTTCGACTTACGATCTTGCGTCAATTGGAAGATCAACAGTTACAAAAATTGTTGATCAAATACTCCTTAAATGTATATATTTTGTCTTTCTTTACAAAAAAAATATATATTATAATGTAATAGCTTTTCATAAATTTATTAGTGCCTATTCTGCCGTAAGATTGGCACTTTTTTGTTATAATAATTTTAGGTGAGTTGGCACTCGTCTCCTTCTTATTAGATTTAAGTCATTCATCAAGAATGGCTTTTTTATTTGTTTAACTTAGAAAATTGGCATGAAAAAACCACTAGAATGTGAAAACTAGTGGAATTCAATGTGTACCGAGCATTTTTTAAGTTAAAAACAAATCATGATTTTTATATTTTAGAATGGTACATATTATTTTATCAACTCTAACTTAAATGAAGTATAAGTTTAAAAAATGATATAATGAAAGTCTTAAACATAGGTGTCAGCAATTTGCTGGCATTTTTTATTTCATGAATTAAATCTTTACATAAAAAAACAAGGCGAGAATACAGGCAGGTGCTGAAAAAAGTTTATTATTCAAGTAAATCATTAAAAAACTGTATATCATTGATATACAGTACCTTGCCTGACAAAAATTTAATAACTTTAACTAGCCTTTTAACTAGCCCTCGAGTGAAACGTATTATTATTTATTTTTAGCAAAAAAATAAATAATAGCTAAATATAGCGTTTAGTGTATCATATTACTACCTATTTATATACCCTTGAATAAGAGGTAATTGTAGAAGCGCAAAGCTTACAAATATCCTATAATATTTAACTGTAGTTACAAATCAATTGTCACTAACGGAAATTATGATATAATTTTAAGTGATATCAAAAAATTATTAGGAGATATGATGGTTTATTCAGAAAAAACAAAAAAAGAAGTAGAAGATATACTTGAAATGTATACAGATTTATTTTATACATGGGATAAAAATGAGGATGTTCAAGAAAAAGTTCAAAGAAAGCAGGTTATTTTCCGCGGTTTTGATGGAAACTTACCGGGAGGGCATTATGGATATGCTGTAGATTTGGTGAATGAAAAAGAACAATTTCCTGTAATAGCAAAAATGGTCAAAGAAATTGATAAAGCAAATTTGAATTCTTCAAGTTATGGGCCGAGCCTATTTAAGCTTAAAATGATGGTTAAAAAATGGAAAGAGATAAAGAGTCAAGAGGATTTTGTATCATTAAAAGCATCTGATATACTTGAAATAGTTCAACAATAA